ATCATGCTTGTTGGAGATGTCCAATATTTCCTTGCGGAAGGTACGATCTTCTTCTTTCTCTTCACGACCAAGGATGGTTGACACAGCAAGACCTGTGATCTTGTCTTCACGATCCTGACGGCGTTGCTTTTCTTCCTTCATGGCCTTGACACCTGCCAAGGCACCATTAGCAATGTTCTGCAACGCTTGTGGGCTATCACCCCCAGCGATAGCAAAGCCCATCATGGCTAAGTTCAGACCATCAATGCGTCTTTCTTCACCAGGATCTTTCCCATAAAACTTACGGATCGTTTCACGCATCTTCTCGATACGCTCATCCGTAGACAAAGGTTCGTCAGGATCCAATTGACCGTGTGCCGCAAGCAAGGTGTCGGAGGCAGACTCTTGATCATCATTCTCCAAGAAGTTTTTGACGATGTCCCCAACGGCATTAACAGCAGAACCAGGATCTTCCGTTGACATGTTTTCAACAGTTTCAATCGCGGTTTCTGCGGCTGTTCTGCCAGGATTAGTTTGCTCGGACAGCGTTGCGTCATCTGAAGCAACATTGGTAAATGGTTCTGTTGTCAACTCATCAGGCATACCAGCATCGCGATCCGCACGGGCAGCACTAGTAAACGGCTCTGTTGTCAACTCATCAGGCATAGGCTGCCCAAGACCAAGAGAACGATCTGGAAAATACGGAACTTGCGGAGGTTCTTGGTTCGGGGTTCTAAATCCAGGAATATCAGGATCTAACTTTTGCATCTGGCGTTCTTTTGCTATTGCCGCCTCCGGTCCATACAAACCAAATATGTTTAAGGATTGAAGAAAAGTTTCATCTCGATCTCGATTGTCGGCGAAAGCGTCAGTAAACAATATAGGATCCACTTGATCGGTGGGTTTAGGAACTCCAGTTGGGCTCTGAAGCATCATGTCATCTGGCGACATCAACGGGCCACTAGAAGCAATGTTTGTAAACGGCTCTGTTGCTAGTTCATCTATACCAGATGGTTTTATTCGAGGCGAAGGCGATTGTAAGTTCATATCATACGCTCGTCTCGTTAGAGTAGGGTCAAAACTTGGCGTTGATAGTGTTCTGATACCTTGGACGGGTGGTGGAGTATTAGCACGAGCCGTGATTTGACCAAGCATATCCCTGGCCGCAATACGAACATTTGTAGGAAGACGATTATCTTGAAAGATATTCTGAAGCGTTTTAACCTGACCCTGCTGACCTAATTGTGGAATAGCTTGCATATAATTTGTGGTGACTGATCCACCAAGGTTAAAATTCTGAATGCCAGCACTTTGATTTAACTTCTCACGAGCATTACGCTTGAACATCTTGCGGTTAGTTACGCTCATCAGCCGCCTCCACCGAACGGGTTAAGTCCGCTAAATATACCGCCTTGCCCAAATGCGCCAGCTTGCTGAAGCCCAGCGATACCCATACCGATACCGCCAATTTGAGATAACCTGCTAGGTGACGGAGAAGTTACAGATGTAAGAGTGCTGGTTGTAGACGGCACGCCACGGAAGATATCTGACATAAATCCAATACGCTGATACGGCTCAAACTGCCGCTCAAGACTGGTTGCACGCTGTGCTTCTAGTTCAGCTTGCTGTTGCTGTTGTTCCATGCCGCCGAGCTGTGACAGCATACCCACATCGCGTTGCTGTGCCGCCTGTGCAGCTTCACCCATTGCAGCCTGTTGCAGTCCCAGTTTACCGAAGAGTTCACCAGCCTGCTGTGCACGGTTTTGTGCGCTTTCGAATGCCTGTGAGCGAAGTTGTGCGGACTGTTTTGCAAATGCATCCCCCACGTTACGCTGAAGTTCCTGTTCCGCCACTGCCTGACGGGATCCGCCAAATGCACCAGATTGAATAGCCGATGTGCCGATGCGCTGACGCTCGATGTCGGCCTGCCTCTGGAGATCCTGAAGGCTCTGACCAAGAACCTCACCAAGATAAGGATCCATATACTGCTGATAGGCACCAGGTGCAAGTTGCGAGACGCCCTGTCCTAGTGTCGCGGCTCCCGCTTCCATCATTGGTTGATATGCACCGATTCCTGACCCAAGCTGAATTGCCTGTTGCTGTAGCGGCGTCATTCCTGCCACTTGATATGCTGGAATCCCCGTAGGCTGATTAGCAAGAGTCGAGGTGCTAGCTAAAAGATCTTTTAAGAAGGTTTCTTGATACTCAGGAAGTACCGTAACCGCTTCGGTGCGTACTGTTTCAGCCATTACGCCATCCTTTCAAATTTATCCATCAAGGCGTACATGCGTTTGGCACCTAACTTGGTGTCGCCGTTTCCAGCACCTGTAACAGCCTTTTTCGTCATGACAAACTCTTCATCAGAGAGTTTTGCCTCTTGAACTTTTTGTCCGTTTTGGTAAATGCCTGCGTTGATACTATCAGATGTTCCAGTACCTGGACCCTCGATGAGTCCGCCTACGCTATCGGCAAGTGCTGCAATCCCGCCATTTGCGAAATTGTTGGTTTGTCGCTCTTGAACAGCGGCTTCTAATTCTTCAAGCGTATTATACGCTTTCCCTGTCTTTGGATCCACAAATAATCCACTTATAGGTGTACCCTCGTAATCAGGGCGAGATTCAAGGCTCGATGGATCAAAGTCATCTGAGATATCTTCTGGTTCTTCTAATAGTCCTAGCAAAGAAGAGCCAAGGAAGATGTCGCCACCTGTAATACCTGTGCCAAAGATGCCTTGTTTAGCGGCTTCTGTTGTAGCGGCTTGGGTTGCGGTTTGTTTAGCCGCTTCTCGCATCACTGCATCTTGATAAACTTTTTGTTTAGCGGCTTCCGCTCCAGCAGTTGCGCCGGGGACACCTGCCGTACCTAATAAAGCTCCAGAACCACCAGCCAAGACAGCATTCTTCACAGCATCTTTTGCGTCTCCCCCAGCCGCTAATGTGCCGATGCCAGAGCCGAGAGCCGCGTTTATAGCCGCGCTACCCGCAGGACCACCAAAGAAGTACCCCGCCGCTGCGCCTGCGATTGGTAGTAGTGACTTTAAACTCAAACCCATTTAAACACCTATGACGTTGTAGTCGACACAGAACCTCAATAAAACTACTTCATACTATCCTATTTTTACTTAAGTAACAATCTTAACTGTCCCAGAATCGTTATATAACGCCCCAGTTTCTAAACCTGTAGGAGAAGTAGGAAGATCAGTTAATGTTATTGTAGTCCCTCGAAGTTCCCCTGGATTGTTCAACTGGATCACTAATAGAGATAAACTACGAACCATGTCATCAAAATACGCTCTATCGTACTGATCAGGTGGAACAGAAAACTGGGGAGGTACAAGTTGTCTACTCATCGTCTACCATCCGTTTTCAAATCCACACGATTAGACCCAAGTCTCCAAGACACACCTGATTCTGTAGTCTCAACCTTCAAGCCAAAAGACCGCGCTCTTAACCTAGAGTTCTTCTGTTCGGTGGTGTCTGTTACGGTAAACGCATCGTTAATTGTAAAACCAGTTCCAGGATATGTTTGGCCCTTTAATGTATATACGGCTTCTTTTGTTGCTCCACTTGTGGATTTTGAAAAATCAATATCGGGGATAAATCGACTAATTAACAAAAACTTTTCCCCGTCACCTATATCAATTGGGCTTGAATCTATGTAGGCTTCAAGAGGAAGATTATCTGCGTCAAAACCAACCTCATGACTATACAAGGTAGACGCAGCAACTGAATTGTTTTCGGCAGTGAGCCCAAACGGATACTCATAAATGCCTCGATCAAGCCAAGCAGATCGGGCTAGGTTGCCATAATACCAAACCTTTTCCTCGTAGTTATATACAACATACCTATCGTTTTCTCCAGTGCCGCCAGATAAAGACGGATAAAACCAAATAACTTCGCCAAATTCAGAGTTTACTCCAGCAACAACCTTTTCAGAATTATCTTCATCAAAATCATTGAAAACATAATCCCTTACTGTACAAGGTATAGTCTGTACACGACCATCATAAACATAAAACCTGTCTATCCCCATCCAGAACACAGAGTCATTATTAGCAATCGCGGCGTTTGAGTTTCTGATTGTTATGTTGCCAGAAATCTGCGTAGACCCAAAAGTAAATGGAGGCCCTATGAACTGCAATGAATGAACGCTAGTGTCAGTAATAACAACGATCTCGCGTGTTGTCTCAACAGCGGCGACAATCTCAGAACCTGACCCAATTCGTAGATCCCCTGCCGTGTTTGTTGCGGTAGGCGTCCAATCAAACGGATTTTCCTGACTGCTAAACCGTATCAAAAGAGGATCAAGTTCTGTGCTACCTAAAGGAGTGGTGCCAAAAACAAGTACATGCCTGTCTCTGTCTGAAACAAGCACATTTTTGCTTTGTGTCGGAGCATCAGAAGTCCTGCTTGCAAACGGAATTGCCCTAGAGTCAAGACCGTTTGTTTTATCCCAGTAATACAGTTGACCATTTTGAGGCAGTAGTATCAGGTCTTCGCCAAAATTGTCTTGCCGCCAAATACGAAGAGCCTCTTCCAGACTGATTGCTTCACTTGCAGCCTCACCCCAACCACCTGAACCCCAAGCGTCTGCACCCCAACCAGTGCCTAAAAGTTGCGTTGTGCTACCCTTGTTAAGCAAATAGTCAGCATCGCATTCCCCCGCATTCGTTAGATCAAAGCCACTATTTGAGGAAAGCGTTACGGTGTATTCGTTAGCAGTTAGAACTGTTATGACAAACTCTCCGGTCAACAATGCAATCAGAGAGTCGTAAGTTGGCCCTGCGCCAAAGGTGATGTTTGAAAATATGACCCTGCTTCCAGTAACGGAACCATGATCTACATGGTTGACTGTTACTACAGGACTGGCGGAAGTAGTATCAAAAGTTATTAAAGACATTGTTATCCACCCACTGGAACATCTACATTAGAGCCATCAACAGTCTCAATTGTTACAGAACCCACGGAACTTGTGCCCTCTATTGGAATGTTCGTAGTCGTCAGAGTTCCTGATGTGCCCAGTTCTCCAGCAGATTCAAAGCCTGTGATTTCTGGGGCAATCGCAGTGCTTCCAACAGCAGAGCCAACAGCAAGAGCTCCTGAAACACCGGAGACTTCAATCGGGCGTCTTACGGTAAGTCTTACTGGAGTAATGTCATTTAAGGCACCGCCAGACTCTATATAGTATTTTTGGCTTGTACCAACACCAAGATACTTATCTGAAGCTAAAGTAGCCCACGCGTGTAAAGAACGCGGTGTACCAAGATACGTTGCTTCCGTATACTTTGTCCAGCCGCCTATCTTTTCAGGGTATCCAAAACGAAAGCGTATTTTATCACAGTCAAACCACCCACCTTCGTTAGAGTAGGAGGTTGACTCACGATTAATACCTGGTCTGAACTGTAGTTTTGTTAGTGGCATAGACAAGACCCCTTTATCCTACGTCATAATACTGTAGTTTAGGGCAAAAATCAAAGGACTACTGCAACACGGTCATCCATATGGCTAACTTTTCAGTGAGAGGTTAAAAGAAATTATAACTCTTTCTTTTGGTTCTATTTGGGAAAACGTATGTAACAAAGAAGATGGGAAAAGAAACACATCTCCGTTTTTTCCAAATATCTGGGTCTTTTGTACATTGGTCATACCGTGGGGTGGGAAAAAAGTTGTCCCCCCAACATCTGATAAATACAATATTCCAGAGTAGTTGCACGAATCAAAAACACCGTTTGTATGCACATGCGGTTCATGCTGTGAACCTTCCCCATAAAACGCTGTCCAGTATTCAAGAACCTCAATACTAAACTCGTTTTCTAAAGAAAATATTTTAAGACGTTCCTTTAACTGTTTTTCAAAGGCGTGATTAGTAATGGTGTTACTATAATCGGTGAAATGATTGGGTGAGTTTGTAACTCTGCTTTGAGCACAAGCCTCTTTGACTTTTTCTTTGTTTGTTAAAGCCTCATCTAGTATTTCTTTATAGTTCTCTACTTTTAAGTGAAAACACTTAATAGGGAATAAGTCTACTGCTGACAACACCTTCCTCCTATCTCAAACTCAGATTAAAGTTTCCTGAGTATATAGTTCTACCTTCGCAAGTATCATCAGTATAATGAACAAAATCAGAAGGAAATAGAAGAAAATCGCCCTCTTTTACTAAGATTTCATGTTTACCACAGATTTTATCTTGAAACACAAGAGAAGAAATACCATTAGGTATTTTTGCGTAAAAAACAAAAGACCAAGAACAGTTGTAAAAATTAAGCCCGTGGTGATGCGGTTCGACAAAAGCACCGCTTTTAGATTCAGCTATCCAACTATTTGTAAGGTTCAGATCTGCTTTATTAGACTCTATTTCATCAAAAACACAACCCTTTCCAAATGCAAGAAATATTTGACCTGCAACGTCTTTAACAACGGGGTCGTTATGAGCAAACCAATCAGTTCTTTCAGTATTAAATAGGTTGTCTTGGTTGTCGCCTGTGTTATCTATTTTTTTAAGTTTCTTGTACGCTTGAATAATATCTTCACAATATCTTGATGGCAAAAATCCTCTATAGATAGATACGGTTTTTGGAAACTCATGTTTTGCTAATGAAAATAGTTTCATTTTTGACCAAAGTCCTCATCCAAAAGTTTTATAACTATACTAGGCAAGTAATCACGAGGGTTTGTTAGTCCCTGTATTACTTTTCTACCAAACTTGTCGTTTTCTGGAATACACTCTTGATCTTTGTATTGAAGCCTTACTATTATCTCATTGTTTCCCAAGGCTGGGTTTCTTTTTTCAGGCCAGTGAAAAGTAGCAGTAGAAACAAAACCGTGCCTGTCTATTTGATACATAACACTACTAGTCAGAAAAGCAGCTTTTCCATTGTCAAACCCTTGGAAAAGAAAAGCCTCTTCCCAAGAAGCTCGAAAATCTTCACCATTTCTATAGGGATCGGTTACCACTGTGTCAAAAACCTTAGTATCTAATAGGTTTTTACAGTGCCCAAATAGCCAGTTAAATGTGGGCGTTAACCGCCTAACAGCATCCTCTTGCGGTAACTCTAAGCGTTCCACCCAACCCTGTTCATCAAATCTGTGATCAATTCCAGGGGCTTGAATTGGTTTTTTCATTAGCCTATAGCGAATAGAACCCCTGAACTTCCTGCTGTTCCATATGGTCCTACTCGTCTTCCTCCCTCTCCACCTACTCCGTAATTTGATTCAGGTTGGAAAATACCGCCACTATTGGCACCAGTGTTACCAAAAGAAGAGTCATAGCCTCTTGGGTTTGTTTGAGTATTTCCTTGACTAGAAGTACCACCGTTTCCAGCCCTGCCAACTGTAAGAGTTTGATTTCCTGTATAAGTAGTATTCCCACCAGCACTCCCACTAGCAGGGTGATTATTCGCAGGATTCCCACCAGCCCCTATGGTAAACGTAGCGTTTCCACCAGTGGATACATTAGGTATAGCAAAACTAGTGCCTCCCATCCCACCGTCTCCATAAAACGCTTGGCTATCGCCAGAACGACCACCGCCACCACCGCCACCTTGACCTATTAAATAGGCATAGTTTGAACCAATATTAGCTTGGTTAGATGTACTGGTTATAAATAAAGTGCTAGCTCCACCAGACGGAAGGTTAGTGTTGTTTGCAATGTTTAATGAGTTACCGTCTATTGCACCAAGAGCTGCATTATTATCTATTACCGTTGTATTTCCAATAATATACGCCATTACACATACTCCTTGCTTGGGGCTTCTGGCCACTCATGAAGATCCACCTCTTTAATTCCATCTTTAATTTCTCTAAGAATGGCACGGTGTGTGCGCCACTCTGAAACATTTGCTTCTGTTAAACCAACGTCTGGTAGTTGTGTCCAGTCTGTGTCAATTAATTCTTGTTTAGCCATGTTAACAATATTTTGATCACTGACTCCAGCTAAAATGTTTTGACTAACTTCACCCCAAGTATTAGTTGAAGCATTGTAAGGAGAGCCAATCCCCACATTATCTTCATCTGACAACAAAACAAAGTTGTCTTGTGCTTCATTTGCTTCTGCTTGAGCAATATTAACACAGACACCGTTTTCTACTATTGCATATCTAGCCATTTTCAACTTCCCTTGCTATATCATAATAATGCTCAAACCAGCCTGTCGCAATATATTTTACACTGTCATAAACAGGATTACCTCTATGAGGGTGAGTAAAACTAGCTGGCCATATAACAACTCTACCTGCTTGTGGCTTTACTCTTATTCCTTGTTGTAAAAACTCTGTTTCACCAGAATCTTCATGACTTGTAAGGTACAAAATCCATACGGCGGCTCTTCTCATAGAGCCAGGATCACCCGCATGTTCTGAGTGCCATACATGATAACCTCCAGAAGATCCTGTTCTTTGTACTTTACAAGTAAACGAGGCAAGACCCATCCCGTCTAACCCCACATAATCCTGCTTATATTGATTTAAACAATTAATAACCTTTCCTTGAATATCCTTTGCAAAATCCTTACTCACCTGACAGAAGAATAAACTGTTGTCCCGTCTTCCAAGTGAGCCGTTTTGAAACTGCTCTTTACCGTCTTGGTGGGTAAAACCAGATGTATCCTCAATGTCTTCAAATCTCCTAATCACCTGCTTACAATAGTTTTCATCTACAACATTGTCATAGACACCAATATAGTGGTCAATATGTACTTGTTTCATCGAATTATAACCTAAATCTCCTCTAAAGCAAACCTGTACTGTTTGCCCGTTCCCTCGTTAATGATAAACAAGTCGTCTGAACCTTCTTGTATACGCCAACGACCTTGTGTACCGTCTATATTATTTGTAAATTCTCTGTCAGTATTGTCCAGTATTAAATCACCAGATGTAAAGTTATCAGCATAAACATTTAACCAACGAGTTGCATCCGCACCCAAGTCTCTCGCACCGTCTGAATCGGGGACGATGTTTCCAACAGCGGTAGTTGTGCCTGTTATTTGGACGTCACCAGTTACATTGGTTTCAGCCTGAAGTTCAATAGTGCCAGTTCCATTGGGGTTGACGACAATATTTCCGTTACTGGCAGAAACAATCGCCTGTCCATTAACATCAAGCGATCCCCCTAATTGCGGAGTCGTATCGTCTACGATATTTAACGTGCCAAGAGCATTAGCTACAAGCGTGGAGCTAAGATCAACAACTTGTGCGCCAGCCCCAGCTCCATCTGCATAAATTAACTTAGTCGCGCCATTAGCAACTGTAGCGTTACCACCAGAGCCTTGAGTGAATATTGCTGACTCACCAGAGCTGTTAATAACGACATAAAACTTTTGAGCATCGTTAGGGTCAATAGTTATTGTATTCGTACCAGAAGGAGAGCCGCCAAGCACTAAAACCTTATACATACCGTCAGATAAACTACCATCTGAAGTTGTTAGCGTATGGGTCGTTCCTGATAAACTAATAGCTCCAACACCATTAACTGCACGATCAATAATATCAAAATTCAAGTTAGCCGTAGTACCCCATGTACCAGACTGTTCTCCAGTTCCAGGTTTTTCGATACCAGTGTTTGTTGTATATGTGCTTGCCATGTCGATATCCTACTACATTTACGTTTATGCCGCAACTTCAGACCACGTTGTACCCGGGTCTGGAACGATCCTACCCCAAAGCACTGGTCGTTTTGTTTGACCTGTTCCTTCAACACCTGTTGGTACCACTACGGCAGACGCTGTTAAAGTTACTGTTCCAACAGCAGAAGTACCTGTAACCGCTGTTACATCTGCACCTGCACCTGCGAAAGGCACGACCGAACCAAGTGCAGAGGCACCCTCTTCTCCAGTAACCGAAAAATTGGCATTTCCAATAATTGTAACAATACCAGCACTTACGGTTGCGGATACACCCGTTGGGAAGACATTTGCTGTACCAACAACAGATTCTTCGCCAAGGCCAGAGGTGGTTGCTTCACCAGTAACACCAACAATAGCACCCGCTATCGGAGTCGCGGTTCCTAATGTAGACGCACCTTCGACCCCTGTTACTGCAACATTTGCTGTACCAACAACTATTTCGTCACCTAGCGAGGAGGTGCCTTCAACACTTGTCGGGAAGACGTTAGAAATAATACCAACAGTAACGGAGCCAAGCGCGGAAGTAGCTTCTTCGCCCGTAACGGATACAGGTGCGCTACCAGAAACAATATAGTCTTCGTCAAGGCTGGCAACAGCCTCCTCACCAGTAACTTCAGCGATGAACTGTGAGTTAGCTTCTACTGTACCTACAGCCGTAGTTGCTTCTACACCTGTAACAGAGAAAACACCTTGGGGGACAACGGTAACGGAGCCAAGTGCAGAAGTAGCGGAAACACCACTAGGCTCACCAATGGCAAGGCCGAGGGAATCGTCATCAGCAATGGATGTTTCTGCAATGGCGGCGAAGCCTAACGACATTTACGCCTCCAGTTCTGCTACACGAGCCTCTAACTCTTTGATCGCTTCAATCAGAAGAGGAACCAGCTTTTCGTACTGGACAGTCAGGTACTTCTCATCAATCGGGGCTGGTTTAACTGCTTCAGGGAGAACTTCTTCAACCTCTTGAGCAATAACACCAACTTGTTGGGCGTCATTATCGTAACCCAAGTCTTTCGCCGTTTGATTCTCGGTAAAGTAATAACCGCCAAGAGCCTTAACTTTTGCCAAGGCATCGGGGATATTGCCTTCGATGTTCTTCAATCGAGCATCCGAATAGTTTGAAGTAATATCGCCTGTAGCGCGAATCTGACCAGCCGTGCCAGAGCCAGCCGTATTCACGCCAATGCTGTTGAATTGAACATCTGAAGATGTAGCAACGGCCTGACCAATAGAAACTGTATCAGCCGCAACAGTAACACCCGTACCAGCACCGACATTTAGGGTTGGTGTCCCTGATGTACCGCCACCTGTAAGGCCGTTACCAGCCGTTACACCCGTGATGTCACCAGTTGCACCAGTAGCAACCGCCGTTACACGCCCGTAAGCGTCAACGGTGATAGTGTCGATTTTAGTACTATCAGCAGTTGAACCGTAAGTTCCTGCGCCAACACCACCTGTGGCCATATTCAGCGTTACAGTGCCGCTAGTACCGCCGCCTGTAAGGTTCGTGCCAGCCGTTACACCAAGAATATCGCCAGTTGCACCAGTAGCAACAGCCGTTACACGCCCATATGCGTCAACGGTGATAGTGTCGATTTTAGTACCATCAGCGGTTGAACCGTAAGTTCCAGAACCTACCCCGCCCGTAGCCATGTTTAGTGTTACAGTTCCGCTTGTACCGCCACCTGTAAGGTTTGTACCAGCGGTAACGCCCGTGATGTCACCTACGTTTGTTGTAAACCCAGAATCATTATTGAAACCAGAGATATTGATGTTGCCTTTAGTCAACTTACGCTGACCCCCACCGTCACTTACAACAACAAAGTAATCGCCATCACCATCGTTGGTAGAAGTTGTAAGCCCGTTTAATGCAACAGAAATAGTTGGCGTAGAACCTTCACCTGTAGCGGTTCCGCTAATACCAGTTCCTGCGGTAATTGTGCCTACATAGTTACCTGTTGTATCCGTACCCAGCGCAACAGAGTTTGCGCCAATCGTAGTCGTAATCGACACATTTCCTGTGCCATCTACACCTGCGGCAGTACCACTTACGTCACCAGAAAGGGTAATGCTGCGTCCTGTTGCCCAAGCAGTAGCCGTGCTTGCGTTGCCACTAAGAGCCGCTGTGATTGTGCCAGCAGAGAAGTTCCCAGAAGCGTCACGAGCAACAATGGTGCTTGCCGTATTTGCGTTTGTAGCGTTTGAGGTAACGGTAAAGGTAGAACCCTCGCCAGAAGCAGAGCCAGAAAGACCTACACCGCTAACTGCGCCCGTAGCAATATAGTCGCCAGCCGTATCCGTGCCAAGGTTGATTTCATCCCACGCAGGAGCCGCAGAAGCCGCGCCACTACCCGTTTGGCTAAGATATTTTTTAGTGGTAGTCGTATTACCAGACAACTTAGCAAGAGTATTGCTAGCTGAAGCATAAAGCGTATCACCTGTCGTATAGGTGTTATTGCCTGTGCCACCGTTGGTTGCAGCCACAGTCCCCGTAAGTGAGATCGTCTGAGCAGTAATGTCAATATTCGTGCCACCTGTAAAATCAGGTGTTGCGCTAAACTGAATGAATGTAATGTTTGTAGTGCCAAAGGTAATGGTGCCAATAGTGTTACAAACATACGATTCACCCGCACCTGTGTCACCCTCTTGAACATAGAAGTACGAACCTTCGTCAAGACCATCATTTGTCCCAGGCTCGTAACTGTCTGTGTCTGTAGAACGAGTTAGCACCCAGTTGGTTGATACTGAACCCGTGTCAGTTACGGTATAAACACCATTTTGAGTTGCATCAGTCTGTTCGTAGACAAGAACACGGTCACTTGTATTAAGAGTAATGCCATCAATAACCAGAGCGGCTTGAGCACCAGAATTGGTAAGCGTTGCTCCCACACCAGATGTACCGTTATCATATGTAGCCGTAAGATTTGACGGGGACTCAACCCGCACCGCATCGTGGAAATGCAAGGCAGAGGCAACTAAGTTATCTACATATTGTTTTGTAGCAACTTCAAGGTTTGCTGTAGGATTACCTCCAACAGTAACCTGACCTTCAATAGCAACATCCCCAGAAGCATCCTCATATACGGTTGCTTCTGTTGGAACTGCTACAAATACGATTTTTGTGCCAGCGGAGAAGTTTACAGCCGCATCTGAATTAGATGAAGTGTAAATAGTATCTCGTGACAGAGTTGTTCCTGATGCTGTATATGTGCCTAGCCCTACCTCAAACTCATTAGCCGAAGTATGCTGAATAACATAATAGGTGGTGTTTCCATCACCTATACCAGCAAAAGATTCAAACCCAGTCTGCGCCCCACCAAGGGTAATCGTACCCGTACCCGTGGTGGTCGTAGTCTCTTTAATACGGTCAGCAAGAACAAGTGCCACGGCTGGGCTCCTATCTACGCGATGCGGATGATAGCGTTAGAAGCGTTTGCCGTAGGAAACTGAATCGTAAATGTACCCGCAGTTGAAGTTTTATCACCACCAAAGTCTAGTGCAGCAACAGCGGCATTTGTAGCAGAGCTATTATAGATCAATGCGCCACGAGCAGTAACTGTCGCCGTGGTAAAGCTCAGATCTGCAAAGTCTGTAAATGCAGTCGTGCCAGAAGTGGTTGGCGTTACGTTAGTGAGTGCGCCGCCGCCAGTTGTATAAGAACCGCTAGAAGCAACCTCACCTGTTGTAGTAAACGCAGTAGTAGACGCACCAAGAGTTGCGGTTGTAGAAGACTTACCGCCCCCGCTAATAGCGTAAAGAGCCAGCTTAAATGTATTACCAGTACCGTTGGTAAAATCATGTGTACCCGTAAGAAGCTGGGATTTAAACGAAGTACACATTGCCTGAGTGATAGCCATTATAATCTCCTTATCAAATCAGCCAATTCAGTTTGACCCGATTCCCGGATCTTCTGGCAGATTGTACCACGCTCTTCGCGTTTAGCCAAGTCTATGTATTGCTTCAGCACAATTCTTATATTGTCTTGAAATGCAATGGCTTGATCTTTGATGGGTTCAGGGGCTGTGTTAGCCACATTTAGTATTTTATCCATGGCAAGCTCAACAATTTGATCAGAACTCAACCCACCATTGTCAGATGTCGCCACATTGACGCTCATGACACTTACGCCAGTCTCCACGCTAATCATTGTATGTTACTCCCTTTATGTCATGTCGTCCTATCATCACTGGCTCACGCCCATCAAGGGGTTCTGGGCTACCTAGTTCTTGGTCACGAGCATCTTTGTAGAATTTATGTTCTGATTCTTTGAGAATTACGATGTTGCCGTCCTCAATAAACTGCACCAACGGGTCTTCTAAACGATGATATCCATACAGTTTCTCGTTTAGAGGAACATTTGTGTCAAGAAATGCCGATTGCCTAGCGGTTTCAACAATAATCCCTTTGGTTAATGCTATTGCTGCCCAAAACTCACAGCAAGCACGACCAGCTTCTGCAAAATGTAGGTTCTTTTTGTAAGAGAAGTCGATGCCGTAAAGACTGATCTTCTTTACTTTAGCCGTAATTGCGTACGCTAAAGCATACGCTACAGTGTTGTTGAAATAGGAGTACCCAAGCTCATTAATAACCTCCGCAAGTGGGTATTCTACGATTTCGGGCACACGTTTATCTAAACAACAAGAATATATGGGTCCTTTATTAGGCGTTTCTAACAAAAACTCCGCCGCAATTCCTGTTTGTGTACCTGCTTTCACATCATCAAGAAATCTAGTGGCTGGATCCATCATAAAAGTGCGGTCAACATGAATTATGCCGCCGATACTGTTGATACCCCATACCTCATCAAAACTCTGTGAGTTAATTCGAGCCATGACATAGTCCGCGTAACTACCACCAAGCCCGACAATTGCGATTGACTTACCCTCTAAATTTTCATCCATGTGTCCCTCGGTCATATAAAGTCAATGTTTATACTGCATCTTAAATTTTTATCGCTGCATGTTGCGCTGTTGTGAATACTGCCGTCAAAAATAAGTGCTCTATTTTCCACACTTTCTACAACAATATCATCGCCCAATCTAGTGAAACCATTGCATGTATTCACATAAAAGACTAAAACTTTATGCTCGATATCTAGATCTTTGTGCGGGGCGTGTTCAACTACTTCAGGTGTTTTTGGATACCAATTAACTTTAGCCCGAATTAAAGAAAGTCTTCTTACATTTTCCATCAAAGGAAGAACTAAACGATCAAAATAAGCCGACACGGGTAAAGAGTGCTTATATAAATCATGAACAAAATAAAACGAACTATTGTTCGATTCACTAGCTACATACGGCACATAATATAAAGGAATTTTATCACGAAAAAGGATGAGTGTGTTAAGATACTGTTCAAATACAGATTCTTCTAAAAAATCATCAATAATTTGATAGTCCATTTATGTTTTTGGTGCTCTCACCAATCCCGTTCTATAGGCATCGGTGTTCTCTACAGCTTCGCCGTAGTTTTTCAAGCGTTGCGCCGCTTCTATAAAGCGGTTCTGATATAACGCCATAACGTCTGCCTCACCCTTCATAAACGTATAAGCCTCAATTAGCGACCCATACAACAATGCGTCTGGCGCATTCGTGCCAAACCATGACGTACCATCGGCTGTTGCTGTTATTGATTGTGGTCGATAGTAGTAATGTAATTCAACATCGTAATCATCATCTGGTGTTGGCGCAAGAATAAAATTGTTTACGTCAAAAGTTGAATAGTATCGAGGCGCACCAGTGGTAGCAGGGTTAGGATTAAACTCTTGCAAAAAGTTCACATCCTTCTGCAACAAAAATACTTTTTCGCTGTCGCCATTAGTATAGGACAAGGAAAAACTCGCCAGATAATCAGACGGAATAGACAGGTACTGGTTACCTGTTGTCATGTTTGCGGTAGCATTTTTCCTAAAGTAGTCAAGCTCAATGAGTTTCAGCAGCCGCTCTTCAGCATTTGTAATGAAGTTATCAAGATTGTTCACAAAAGTTGTTTCCGTGTTTTGTGTATAGTCCTGAATAGCTTGCTTTAGTGTTGTGTATGTGTAGCTCATGACGTGCTCACCGTAACTGTTCCTACCACGGCTCTTGCCGAAGGATTACTTTCATATATCAGAGTTGTCAGATTAAATACAGGGAACGTGATTGTTTCTGACATAATATTTTGCGTATCGGGTCGTGCATTTTTTAGAGCTTGAGCATCAGCCCGTACATGAATGGGTTCAAGCTGTGGGTGCTTTGGTTCGTACTCATCAGGACCTACAAGCAAACCATTCCACTCTTTCCGCATCTCACGCAAACGATAGCGGAATCCAGAACGATCCGAAATACCCCAAGCATTTGCTCCTACTGCAAAGTTTCCCATTAGTTCACCGCATAATATCTAAGGTTTGGCGAGACTTGGAATGTAGCGCGATCTCGATCCTCGGTTCTCGCCCTGTCAAACTCTTCTTCGTATACAGCCTTGAGCAGCGTAACGCGATCTGGCGCACGCTTCATGGAAAGATAATACGCTAGCCCAGCCGCTAGACACGGATAGAATCGGAAAGGCACTTCAACCGTATTAGTCATCGAATCAGCGTCTTCTATACGAGTCAATACATCATACACAACAGCATCGGTACTGTTTTCTGGGGTAGGCCATACTTTAAGGGTTGGCGTGATCTGTCTATCCAAGAAATACTGTGTCGGGCGACTTTCTGTGCTCTTGTTTGGAATAGCAAGATATTCATCTCGACTCAATCTGTCCATTGTCAGGTCAGTGCTGTCGCGCCGTAGAACAGCAGACATAATGTCAATTACATCTGTTCCTAAAGCGTATTCCGCCGTGCCATCGACCATGGTTACTGTACGCTGTGTGATTGTCCACTGGTTCAGCCCACGGTTTGCCCAGTCTGCAAACAGCAGGTTCAACGATCTTTTGGCTGTTTTTAGGTCGTAGCCCGTCTTGACTTCCAAGCCGCAACGCTCAAAAGCCTCTTCGATGTAGTCCGCTACATCTAACTCAAAGTTTGTTGAACCTGAAGTTGTCATTACATCATGCCTTTAGGTTTGCGTACCACCATTGGACTTTGCATAGCTTGACCAAGATTTTGGGCAAAAAGATTGGCTCTGTTGATATCAACATTGCCGCCCATTTGAAAACCCATTGCCATAGATTTCCGTGGGCTTACCATGCCACCGTCCATATAACCCTTTTTACCTTTTTTGGATTTGCACTTCATGACTTTCTCCGTTTCAATGATTTAACACGTCTCGGCTTCCCCGCTGGTTGCCCTAAACGCTTCTTCTGCGATATTCTACTACGTTTTTCCGCAGTTGTCATTTCCCCTGCGGTCTTAGGAGTTTTTTTACTAACCCGTTTGGTGGGGCGACAATATGGAGTACCCCGTTTCTCACCTTTGCTACGCCCACATGCTTTCCCCGTGCGAACGTCCTTCCATTCCTCTTTGAACCACCTTTTGAGTGCCGCACCTTTTTTAGTCTTTCTCACAGCCATTAGTATGTCTTACCCTTGCGCTTAGTTCCGCGTGTCTTAGCCTTAGAAGATTTATTTTTTCCTCCAGTCCCCCAGTTTTTAGCTCCCACCTTTCGGCATTTAGCAATCGCGCCCGAAGCATACGCAGAGGGAAAGACCTTATATCGTGCTTTAACTTTTCGATAACATGCATCTTTTGCCACCTTGCTGCCTCCTTTGGTAACCTGTTGGCTAGTTTGGGATCTGGTAATCGCCATCAGAACAATCGTTCGATACCAGTGGCAAGTATAATCAGAGCAACAATGCCCCAAAGCCTGTTGTCCAAAGCCTTTAATTGGTCTTGAATCGCAGCATATCGGCGGGTGCACTCTTCTTCGTGCTTTTCCAATTGTTTTAATACATCACGCGGGGTCATTAACATCTCCATCTTTTACGGGCTTGGCAAATACGTTTGTTGGGGGTCTTACGGCAATTAATGTTATGCATCTTCTTCTGACCTTCAGAACGAGAGCAATATGAACTGCGGCGTTTAGCACGAGCTTTGCTCGGCTTCTTCTCCGTCACAGCCGTTTGGAGTTTTGAACCAGGGTTCTTACGGCGATAAGCCTTGACCCCAGCCTGAGTCATCCCCGCGCCAGACTTAGTTGGGCGGAAATTCTTTTTGTTTCGGGCAGGCATTTTTGATGGTTTTCTAGCCATTACAGTGGACCTCTTTCTTTTATGAGGATCATGTCAAACGCGGCGGTTACGCGAGAATTGTTAGTTCTCACACTTGCGCGAACATCAATGTCTGATTTTTCAGGAACAGCAAAAGGAACGCTAAAAGCATAGTGATATTCAGAAGAGGCTACTTCAAATGTGTGGCCTATTCTAAATGCTGTCTCTCCGCCATAACGCACAAAAAAATCACCCGTGGCGTCACCACCATCTTCAATGGTCATGACCCCTTGGGTGAGATATGCTGTATATCCAGCGGGAACAGTATAAATAGCCATAAGGGTTTGCCCCTTACCAGCGGTTATTTGAGCAACAGTTGTTGCTCCCTTTTTAATGGTGATATTTCCTACATTTGTTGCGGAGCCGTTGTACATATAGGCTCTATACACACGAATAAATGATTGTGTTGTGGTGTTGCCTGTAGCGGCAGTAAGCGTCACATTTTCAGAGATCTCATTGTAGTTAGCATCTAAGCCAACAATCGTAACGGTTTTATCCGCGTCTCCAGCGTTTGCTCGATCTACTGTTAGTGTCCCAGCCGCTGAAAAAGATGACCAAGGATAGAGTGTGTCGTCTACATCCCAAACCGTTCCTGTCGTACTAATCGACATTTCAGGAACAGCCCCAAACTTATGAATAAAAGAATGACCTGGAATCTGTCCACGAGCGATCTGTAGCTCAAACGGTTCGCTTGTGCCAACCTGAGATATAGATCTTATCTCGTAGACAGACATTGTTTTGCACCTATGCGTGGAAGACAGTCATGTTTGTCCAAACGGTAGTTCCAGCAGTATATGGAATAAAGATACCGCTTACGAAAGCAATACCTTGTTCTGGAATTGTGACATCACGCTCCGCAGTAGCACTAGCAACAGTGCCCAACTGAAGAAGTGTAGAGCCACTTTCCCCTGCATCTGAACTATCTTTGAACGAAACACTGCCAGCAACGGCTGAATTTACGATAAATGCACCTTTTAGGCGGCTACGACCAGCAAAAACAACCGCAATCGCGCTTGTGTTCATGCCTGCCGTAACAGCACCAGCCGTAGCATCATCAACCGCAATTTGCGTCACGGTTTTGAAATGCTTTGTGCTAGTAGCTGTATCGGTATCTGCACCAGTCACGGCTTCAGTCAAGGCATTACCGTTGACGTCTGTTCCAGTGATCGTAAAGGTACGAGCTTGGTCATCGCCAGCAGAGGTAATAGTGACTTGTCGTGCCGCAGAAAAAGTTGCGACACCACCAGAAGCCTTGGCTCCATCAATCGTTAAATTGCCTGCACCTGAAGGAGTTTGCGAAGTTGCAACCCCATCAGCGTCCGCCGCATCTGTATCCGCCTGAATAAAGACGGCTTTTACATCAGAGCCTGACATATCAGCCTCCTCTATTCTGCGCCGTTATTGGCCATCGCGTAAGTCAGAGCACCAACAAAAGTACCGCTAGTAGCCGCAGATGCGCCCACATTTGCAGTTACCGTTGCGTTTGCAGCAAGACCACCAGCAACAACCAGAGCACCAGCCGCACCAGTAATTTCACCTTTTACGTCAACGGGCAACTCATTGGCGATACCATCAGGGTCAGCAGAAGTACCAAGATCAATGGTTGGGTCTGAACCACCAGCCGCAGCCTGAACCGTCTGGACGCTAAGAATGATAGCACCAGCAGGCAGGGTCAAAGTTTGACCAGCGGAAGAGGAAGTGCCAATGCGAACATTGGTTGCGCCAGTTGCTGTAGGATCACAAGCAAACTGAACAGTTTGGGTCATAACGCCAGGGGTTACAGTACCCTTAACGCCGCCGCCGTATGAGCGGACTACACCCTGGAAGGTAGTATTAGCCATGTCAATCTCCTGTCGTGGCTAGTGTCAGCCCCACCATGGGGCTGTCAGGATACTAGAGTATAGCATTAAAAAGAAGGAGCCGCAACGAGTACGGCTCCTTTAGTCGAGGGGAGGAAATAATAACTTAACATAAAAATAAAGAAAGGGCGACTATAAAGCCGCCCCTCTCAACCCAAAGACGAAACTAAGGGCGTGGATTATTTAGGCACCTTCGGAACCAAACACTGCGCGTGGATCAGAGAAGCCGAAGCTGTAACGCTCACGAGCCTTGAAACGCATGTTGCCTGTGTCGAAGTCTGCTTCCATCTGTGTTGACAGTGGCACACGCTCGAAGTGGATGAACCCACGAGGAGCGTCTGTCATGATGAAGAACGCATCAGGATCTGTCAGGAAGTCGTTAACGGCATAACCGTCAGGCAACATTCCCATAGAACGAATTGCGTTTACATCGTTGTCAGCAGTACCAACGCGGAGGTTGGATACCATCAGACGTTCTGAAACGAACTGAAGCTGGCGAGGTACGATCAGCTTCATGCCGCGCAGAGCAACCTTCAGACCACGTTCGTCAACGAAACCAGCGATGTTGATCAGAGCGTCTTCAAGAGAAGTTTCGTTCAGATCAGCAGCAACTGTTGGTTCGTTAGCGAAGGTGCTACCGTTGGTCAGCGGGTGATCAGTTGCGCAGAGTGCTTTGCCATCACCACCAGTTACGGTAGCGTCAAAGGCGTTGTTAAGCACAGAGGCAGCTTTAACCTGCTTTGTGTGAGCCATTGAACGAGCAAGAGCACGAGTGTAGCGGCTGGAGAGACGATCATAAAGATTATCTTCCACAGCTTCTTCAGTAATGCTGAATGCCAAAGCAATGGTTTCATGGTTGTAACGAGCAGTGTATGCTTCGTTAGCGTCATCAAAATTCACCGCAGAACCTTCTGATTTAGTAGGTGCCGCACCGAACCCGGATAACATGACCTCCTCCTCGAATGCTCTATCTGAGGATTCGGTGGTGAAGATTTCGGCGTGCTGGTTCTCGTAGCGTGAATACTCCATACCAAATAGAGCATTAAGGCCAGGTTCCAGCTCTTTCGCCAATTGTTGACGTGAAATAGCCATTGTCTAAGCCTCCTTATACGCCAGTGGTTGAAACAGTGCCACCA